ACGTTCATTCGCTCGCCTCCCTAAACTCGGAGCAATTAAGCTCGTAGTATTCCCGCGCCTCCGTGTATGCGCGCTCGACCTTGTACTCTTTGCCCTCAAAGGAGAGCCGCTCTTGACCGTTGTAGTCGGCGGCGCGGACTTTCACCGTCAGCGCGAGCGAGATACCCGCTTGCCGGGCGGCGTAGAACTCGCTCCGCTTGGTGCTGGACACGTCAGCGAAAACGGTCGTCTCTGTGATTTTCTCTTTCGGATACCCGTCCGCGTCTCGCCCCTCCGTAACGGCCTTGAGCGTCACAACGTCGCGCCAGTACATGAGCTATCCCTCCTCCGCCGCGATATAGGAGTCCGAGAGCGTGAGGCCGTTCCGCTGTTCCTTGTACGAGGCGCGGAGCCTGTCCGCGTCCTCGTTATCGAGCCCGAACTCGGCCTTGACGTAGGTCGTCACCGCCTTTTTGATAAGCGGGTCGCTCTCGTCGTTCGCTTTCTCCTCAAGAACGCCGCCGAGCACGAGGTCGGCTCGGGCGGCGTTAATGAGGTCGGTCAATTCCCCGTCGTGGACGGTGGAGGAGAGTCTCACGCTATGGCGGACGGAGGCGAGATATTCGTCACCGACTGCCATTTCGAGCCCTCCTCATTAGTCCGTAGCCTTGGCAAGATGCACGAACGCGCCGAAGCCCGCGACCGGCTTAGAGTCGAACACGCAAGCGCCGAGGTAGTCGATGCTGTTCGTAGCGAGGCCGGAGTGCTCGGAGCGGACGACGGTAATATCCTGCGAATAGTTGCCGATGATATAGGAGAAGTCGCCGAGATACGCCTCATGTGCGGCGAGAGAGCCGGTAAAGTAGACCTCTGCGCCCATGATGTAATACTTGCCGTTTGCGAACTCGATAACATTGTTCTTGCTCTTGTTCATCAGCGGGAAGAAGTCAGAGAAGAACGTCGCCTTGTTCATGCACCAAACGGCGTTACGCTCGTAGCCGTCGCCCAGCAGACCGTAAAGCGCGATAACATTCGCCTCGGTGAGAGAGGCCGTCTTTGCTACGGTAATCTGGTCGGTGTCGTCGGTGTACGCGCCGCTCGCGCCCTTACCGGCAGTCTTAACGCCGCCGGGCTGATTTGTACCCGTGCCGGTGAAAATGTACTTTTCAATGCGGCGGGCGACGCTCTCGGCGATAACCTCGACGATATAGCTCTCGAACGCGGAAAGCGCCATTTCGGAGCAAGCGCGGGAGGCTTTGACGAGCTTCACGATTTCGTAGCCGGTCAGAGAGACGGAGCCGAGGGAGTCGCTCGCGGCGGTAATGGCGGCGTTCTCGGTGTGGAGAGCGGCCTCGTCGTTCGTACCCTCGATTGCGAACTTGAAATTGCCGGGGACGTGGAAAATCTTGCATCTCTGTAAAATCGGCGCGACCTCGTACATTTTCTTGATAATCTGGTTAGCGGTCGTCTCCGGGATAATGGGGAGGCCGGAGCCGGACGCGGTAGAATAAGCGCGCTTTTCGTCGTCGGTCAGCGGCTTACCCTGCAAGGTCTTGAGCCATGCAGAACGATAGAGCACGTCGGAGTTCTCCGGCGCGGGCTGGTTGGCGGAACGGGCGACGGGATTAGCGAGGCCAGCGGGAGAGGCCGGAGCCGCGCCGCCGTTGAGCATACGCTCGATAGCCTGTCTCTTTTCGAGCTTCTCGTCCTCCTCGTTGAGCTCGCGGAGCTCTTTCTCGAGGTCGTCCATGTTGAGCTTGTTCTCGGTATCGCCCTCAATGAGCTTACGGATTTCAGCTTTGCGGGCGGCGATTTCTGCGCGTCTCTTTTCGATGTTCATAATTTACCTCCAAAAAATGATAGTCGTTGTGTGGGTGGTTAGTATGTCAAAGCTACGAGTTTCTTCCGTCTCCGGGCTTGCTCCAAAGCCGCAAGCTCTTTCGAGTGCTCCTCCTCGAAAAAGCTCCGAGCCGAAATAGACGTGTCATTATAGGCGGGAATGTCCACCGCCGACACGTCGTATAGCTTCTTGACCTTTGTGATAGTGCGGGTATGGGTAACGGAGTCGTATTTCGCCTCGCGCACCGTGAAAGAAAAGGACATTTTATCGACGTACCCGCCGTCGATTTCCTCGTAAAGCTCGCGCCCGGCGGTCGTGCCGCCGAGGTCTGCCTCGATGTTTACGCCGCGCTCGTCTATATTGAGGGCGAGCGTTTTGTTACGGAGACGGGCGACGACCTTTCCGCCGTGGTTGTAGTTGAAAATCACGTCGGACATATCGCACTCGTCGAAAGCGTGACGGTCGATAATTTCCTTGTATTCCACGCCGTCGCACTCCCATAGCACCGTAGGCGAATTGAATACGATAGCCGTACCGCGTACCCGGTATTCTTTCGAGCCCTCGTCCCTCGGAACGAGGCTAAAGTCCTGCAAAGCGCGATACTCGCGCCCCTGTTTGATAGCCATAGCCTAACCCTCCTCTTTCCCGCCGGTTGGCTCCCCGGGCGGCGTAGTGTCGTCCGGCGGCGTATTTCCGCCGGTCTGGTATTTGTCTGCGAGCTTTGCGTTTACCATGTTCAGCGTTTGGACGCGGCGCGCGCCCTCCTCGCCGCCGATGGTCGGCATATCGAACATAGTCAAGATTTGGTCGAGCGTCGCCGCGCCGATTTCCGTCAAGAACTTTGCCGCCGTGACCTTTTCCGGGAGCGTCGCAAACTGGACGGAGTTCGCGGAAAAGACGATACGGTTTCCGTACCCGAACTCCCGCTCGGTAAAGAGCACATTCGAGAACGCTTGCGAGAGACGGCGGAAAAACGGGGCGATTTCGCCGCTATAAAAAGCCTGTTCCTGTTGCGGAGTCGCGGTATTCTCGACGATTTCTTTCGACACGCCGAGATAGTCGTAAATCTCCTCTTTGACGTATGCGAGTTGTGTCGCCGGGATAGGAGTCGTCTTGTCTGTGATAGGCGTATAGTCGTATTTCGCGTCCGTGACGATAACGCCCGCTCCGTTGTTCTCCATACGGAGGTTGTCCCGGATAAAGTCGTCTCTGCGGCGGTTTAAGTCCTCCGTCTTGACGGCGTTCGAGACTTTCAAAATACCCCGGATAACCGCGACGAGCTCGGCAAACTTGCTCATACTCTGATTGAGCGTATTCGCTGTCTTGAGTGCGGTATCGAGCGGCTTGTTTCCGTCGCCGAAAATATCGTGCTCGAGGAAATGCCGCCGGACGTGGATAATTCGGGAATATTCGCAAATGTACGTTGCACCCGTCGCAAAGGTAAACCGGCAATAGAGCGTACCCATGTATTCGAGGAGCTCGAAATACTGTGCGTTGATAGGGTAGACCGCTGTCAAACGGCCTGTTTCATCGAATACCGGGTACGCTATCGCGTTGTTATATACCTTGTACTGCGCGGCGAGCTTGTAATAGAAGTCCGCCGCCGTCATGTACGGATTAGGCCGGAACTGCAAAATGCGGTCGATATAGTCGTTTACCGCGACCGTCGTCTCTGCCGACTGCCGGACGTGGCGCGGCTGTGCGGTCGAGGCTCGGCGGGCGAAAGCGTCCACGGCGGAGCGTACCGTGTTAATATCCCACATATTCCCGGAATACGGTACGAAAGTAGACTCCCACGAGCTCAAGAGCTTGTATGCGTGGAAATCTTTATTTTTCTCGCTCTTGCCCCCGAAAATAGATTGAAAGAGCCCTCTCTTTGCCATTTTTTCACCCCACTAAATACATATAGTCCTCGTAATCCCGCACATAGATAACCCACGCATTGAGGAGGGATACCATGCCGTCGATACGGCGCTTTTCGGAAATCTTGACGGGCTGAATGTTGTTCACGCCGCTTTTTTTAACGCCTGTGTTCGTCAAGCACCAAAGCAAAACGGGATTTTTGTTGTAATTGACTTTCTTATCGGCGAGCGCCGCGCCGAGCTCCCTCATAGGTTGCGACCATGTAAAAGGCCCCTGTGCAACGGCGCACATTTCAAAGCCGTTCGCTTTCATTTCGTCCACCCAATAACCTGCGAGAGCGCGGTCGTAGCCGATTTTGAAAGCGTCTATCTTGAGCTCGTCCCGCATTTGGCAGTACCACGCCGTCACCGCCGAATAATCGACGCGAGTACCCTCGCATATCGTGACGAGCCCCCGCTCCGCCCAAATCTTATAGGGCGCTTCTTGCGTGTTGTGCTCGTCGAGCTGGTCGATTTTCTTTTGAGGGAGGAAATAGTGCTGAAAAACGTACACGATTTCATCGTCGGACGAGCGCCGGATAATCAGCGTCGCGCACGTTAGGTCGGTCGTCGCGGATAGGTCGCACCCGCCGATAGCGTAGGTGTTATAGACCTCCTCCGGCTTGAATGTCGCCTCGTTTACTGCGTCCTCATAGGAGAGCCACGAGGCCGCGCCGGTCGCCTTTACGTTAAAGTCCTTGCAGAGAACGCCGGGCAAGTCCTCGGGATTTTTCTTTGCTCTCTCTACGAAGTCGGCGAGCGTGGTATATTGCTTTATCGTCCCGAGTCCGGGATTTGCCTTTATCCATGCCGTCGGGTCTGTCCACTCCTCGCGCTTGTCGAGCTCGTAGAGGACGGGGAGGAAACGCTCGTCGGTCGTCTGTCCGTCGGCGACCTCGCAAGCGTAGCCGTAAAGGTTATCGAAAACAGACTCGCGCACCGTGCCGGACGTGGTAATCATAATCACAAGCGGCTGTCGGCGGCTCGAGGTCGATTGCTTCATAACCTCGTAGAGATTGCGGTCGCGGATAGCGTGGAGCTCGTCGATAATGACGGCGTGAGAGTTGAGGCCGTCGAGGGTATTCGAGTCCGAGGCCAACGCCTCGAACTTGGAGGCCGTCGCCGGAAAGTAAATGTCGTTGCGTCGCTTTTTGAGAATGGCGGAGAGCTCCGGGCTCTGCTTCACCATGTTTACGGCCTCTGTGAGGGTCTTTTTCGCTTGGTCTTTCTTGGTCGCTACGGAGTAAATCTCCGCCGCGCCCTCGTAGTCTGCGACGAGCATATAGAGCGCAAGAGCCGCGAGGAGCGTACTCTTGCCGTTCTTTCGCCCTACAAGAAAGAGTGTCTCTCGAAAGCGCCGGTATCCCGTCGCCCTCTCGAGCCACCCGAAAAGGAGTTGTATAAATGCTTTTTGGAAAAGCTCGAGCGTCAGAGACTCGCCGAGCGTCCCTTGAGACTGCTTGCAAAACCGCTCGACGAAGATAATCGGCCTTTCGCCGACGGCCTCGTCGAAGTAATACGGCGAGTTCTCGTCCGCCGCGTCCATTTCCGCCACGAGGCGACCATACACGGCCTTTACTCGTTTGCTCGTGACGATTTCGCCGGAGGAAATCCGCTCCCAATATTCCCGGACGTAGTTCACTACTTGCCCGACCGGGCGGCGGGCTTTGTGATAAAGCTCATAAGCTCGTCACCCGCCGATTTCTTTTCTTTCTCCGGGAGCAACGCGACGAGTTGGTTTGTGAGAGCGGAAAAGGATTTAATCGTCGTGTTGTAGGCACGGAGAGCCGGAGACTCCCGGCGGAGCTTTTGCGCCCCCTGTACGAAATCCTCTATCAAGTCGCCGTTGTTGATTTCGTCGGCGAGGCGTTCCAGCGTGACGGAGGTCACGGCGAATTGATTGATAAGCCCCTCGGCAAACTGCCGCTTTTCGGGAGGCATTTCTCGGAAAAGCCGTTTAATTTTCTTCTTTTTCGCCTCGATTTTTTCAGAAACCGAGAGCTCGTCGTAGCTTTTTTTATTTGTCGCCATATAATGAGTAAACCTCCCTCCGCCCCGGTTTTACCCCCCCCTCATGTGCGCGCCCGGGTCGGTTCTTCCGAGGATTGAGGCGCGGTTACTTACCGGGTATCTATTTCGGCGCACCCCGGGGGGGATGTGGCGCTGTGATAATATTTCCGTCTGCATCAAAAGCGAGGCCGTCGGCAAGCGGCGGCGTTCCCTCGTGTATCAATGCGTGACACGTCCGGCAAACTGTCTCGAGGTTATCCTCGCCGAGCGCGATTGCCGGGTCGTCGATGTTCCTCGGCGTGAGCTCTATCTTGTGATGCACGATAACGCCGGGCTCGCCACAATGGACGCATAGCCCCGCGTCTCGCTTGAGAATATATGCTCGTGTGCGCCTCCATGCCGGAGACTCGTAAAACGCTTTTGCAAACTCTCTCATGCTCTCCGCCTCCGAATGGGTAAAGAGAACGCCCCGCACGGCCTCAAGCGTCCTCACGCATAAGCGCAAGGGCTCGACCATGTAGGGCGCACGGCGGCGAGGTTTTCCCTCGACCTCTCTTTACGCCTCAATGATAGCACGGGGAAAATGCAAGTTTCCATACGGATTTTTTTCGATACATGAGAATAAGTTAGAAAACGCCTCACATAGACGGCATAGCTCCCGCGCCGAAGTAGAGGAGAGCGAAGCGCACGAGCGCCTTGTTACGGAGGTCGTAGAGGCTCGACGTGGACGAATAGCATACGGCCTCCGTGATTTCGTCCTTGCTCTTGCGCTCGATGTACCAAAGCCGGAGGATACGCGCGTCGTCCTCGTCCATCTGCGCGAGCACGTCGTCGATTTCCTCGACCTTATCCCGGGTAACTTGGATTTCCCGCATAACCTCGGCGAGCTCGAGGCAGTCCGCGAGCGCGTCGTTTACAGATTTCGCACCCGTGTACGGCTTGGACATATCCGCCGACGGATACTCCGACGGCGCGCCGTATCGTAAAATGCGCTCCTTTTTCCGCTCGAGATTGCCTAAAGCCGTCTCGAGTAATCCGCGAGCGCGGAGAGTTTTCTCCGCCGCCTCGAAATAGTTAATCATTAGCTCGCCCTCCTCGTGCGTTATCGTGGTTTAGGCGCGTTTCCCTCCGTGGCGGTATTCGCGTCCCTTGTTGTACTCATGCTTTGCCATGAGCACGGCCTCAACGTCCACGCCCATATAGGCGAGGTAATCGAGGATGCGGATAATCGCGTCGCAAAGCTCGACGGCGACTCCCTCCGGCTTGCAAGTGCCGGTTTTCTCGTCCTTGTCGCAAGAGCCCTCGAACTCGCAGACTCCGCCCGGGATGCCGCAACACCCATAGATAGCCGGATTTCCGTCGCGCCACTCCTCGAGCGCCTCCGAGACTTCCGAATGAATGAGCGCGGCGACCTCGGGAAAGCTCCGAGCCGTCTCCCACCATCCATGAGCGACCGCGTTCTCGTGGACTTCCTTTGCAAACTCGTTTACTGTCATTTTCGTTTCCTCCGTTTCGGTTTTATAAATACACCGTCCCGCCGATAAAAGCGGGCGACGATATACTTTCCTCCGTTTACGTCGTTGTGCCATGCGCCAGCATCCGCGAGGAAATAGCCCGGATATAGCTTTTCATACTCGGCGTTGTTGGTCGTGTCCCGGGCGAGCTCCTCGGCGCGCTTGCCGGAGATACGCCCGTCCCGTGTTTTCGGCTCCGGGTCGATAAGGTTTTTCGAGGCGTTCCATGCTCGAGCATAGAGCGGGCTCTTGACGATGTAGTGACCGAGCCCGGCAAGGCCGCTCTCCGTGAACTGCAAACGGCGGGAGTTCGCGTACCCGAGCCCCCATAGCTTTTCGAGCTCGTCTCTATCCATTCCGCCGGATAGCGTGACGTGATGATGATAGCGCCCATTCTTGGAGCCCTTTTCCGTAACTGCTATGTACTTGAGCGGCGGGAGCCCTTGCTTTTTCCGTGCTCTCTGCACCCGGCGGATGTAATTCCGTAAAAGGCGTTGCGCCTCCTCCGGGCTCTCCGGCTGTTGCTGATATGTCAAATGGATTTCGAGGTCGTCCGGCGTAAAGTTCGCGTGGAGGAGACGGACGAGCTTTTCCTCTCTATGCCGCTGATTGAGTTTCGCTTGAGCGGCGGAGGTCGGCTTGCTCCGCTTGCCTCTGCTCCGGCCTTGCCGATAGGTCGGGTAGATATATACGTCGAGATACTCACCGCAGTAATAGCGTTTCTCTCGGTAAACTGTTCTCATGTGATACCCTCCGACGAGAGCTCGTCTATGGTCGGTTTGTTAATATTCCATACGAGCCCGTAAAAACGCGCTTTGCGCTCGATTTTTTGTCCTTGCATACCGTCCCGGAGAGTGCTATAATAATAAAGGTATGAGTAATCGCTCGTCTTTTCCGGGACGAGTCCCCGCCGACGTTCTGCAAAGCGTCGGCGGGGACTCTTTTTCTGTCCTGCATTGTCAGTCCTCCGCGCGGCGGTATAGTTCTACGAAGTCCGCCACGAAATCGAGGATAATCCGCTTTGCCTCATAATATATAATAGGTAGGAGCAAGAGCATGAACTCGCCGCCGACGGCCTTATAGCCTCGCCACGCGAGCGCCGCGCTCAAGCCCTTTGTGAAAACGACCGCCGTCACGATAAGCACGGTGAGGAACTCCGCCGCCGCGAGGCGGCTTTTCTTTTTGCGCCTCATGTGTCCGCCTCCTCGCCCCAATCAATAGCCTTTCCGCATTGTCCGCAAAAGCTGTTACGATTGCCGTCCTCGTTGTAGAGATATTCTCCGCTTTTACAGTTCTGACAAGCTAAAACGTTCTCGTCGCCGTCGGGGTACGGGCTCGCTTTCATTTGCAGATAGAGGGCTCCTTGTGCCACGTTACACGCCGCCCGAGTGCGCGGCGTATCCTCGCAACGTTCACGGCGAGTCACGTCCAGCACCATAAACGCGAGTTCCGGTGTCATTTTCTCGGACGGCTCACGGGAAAACTCTTTTCGCGTCGTGTATTTGCACGGATTTCCACAATTTCGCTTGTTGCACTCTGTATTTTTCTGCGGGTCGCACTCGTATAATTTCGGAAAGTTCATTTTTTCTCCTCCTCGTCCTCCGGGATAGGCGTAAAGCACTCGCAACGGAGGACGCGCTCTTTTTCGTCTGCGTGTATCGGGCTCGGGCGGCGGCTGTCCATGCGCTCTATACACGGGATGCAGTAATCGCCGTCTCTGCCCTTGCGCTGGTCGTGTACCTCTCGAATGTTGTCGCATTTCCGGCAATCGAACTCGTACCGCCATTTCGGGAGGTTGGATTTCCGGCGGCGTATCATTCCTCGGCCTCCTTATAGGCCGCGCGAACTTCCCGCATAATGCCGGATACGGAATATTCGCCGTAGTCGATGAAACAGCAAATAGCCTCCTCGAGATTTTCGGCGTTTTCCGCCGCCGACGGGATTTCGTCCGGTTCGATGCACATATCCTCGATAGCATCGAATACCGCTTTTGTGGCGGCGGCGCTTTCGACGGCCTTTTTTCTCGCTTGCTCGAGTCTGCGTTTGAATACCGCGAGAGCCTGCTCCGTGAGCGCCTCGTCGGGAGTCATTTCCGATATTTTTTTCATGGTATGAGCCTCCTTGTGGCTTGCTCCCCGGCATTGAGCCGGGGAGCTTTTTAATTCCGAATTTTACAGGTCAAAGCCGGGCGCGAAGCCGAGGGAATAGTACGCGCCGGTGTAGCTGACTGTCCCGCCGGCGTACACACTCACGAAAGCGTAGGAGTCGCTCGCAGACGGAGAACGGAGCCACCAAAACCACGTTCCATCTCCGACGTGTTCTTTCACGCGGTCGCGCTCACGCTTGAAAATCTCAAGTTGAACGCTGTCCGGCTCCTCGTTCCACCAATCGCCCGCGCCGAAAACGTCGGTCGCGGAGGGTATCCATAGAGTATCCGCGTACTCGTGACGTTCTCCGTCGATTTCCTCGGACATGAAACGAGGCTCGAACGCCTCCGCGAGCTCGTCCGGGAAAAGCGGGAGAATATCCTCGAGGACGTGTCGCCGCCCCTCGCTCTTGAGGTATCCGCCCTTGTTGGTCGGCGTGTCGTTCATGCGCCACTTTTCCGCGAGGCAGTCCTCGAGGACGAAGCGGGCGCGCTTCTCGTTGACATATCCGCCGCAAACGGCATTGACGAGCTCGCCGTTTTTGAGCTCGATAGCGAACTTGTCGCCCGGACGGATAAGCTCGAGGCCGTTCCCGCTCGAAATGGCCTTTTTGAGTTCCGCGAAAGAGATTTCCTTGTTCCTTGTGGTAATGAGTTGCATCGTCTTTTCCTCCGTTCAAAAGATTTTACAGAAATAGTGATTGCCGATAATCATATCGACGCTCTCGTTATAAGGCGCGGTCGAAAAATAGACCGTATCCTCTGAAAGAATGTGCTCCCGCTCCTCTATGGCGGTATGCACCGCGAGATATTGTTCCTTGTCCGGCTCCGCCGAGTAGAGGTACGGAGCGGGGGAGAATTGCCATACGTCGCCGTATTTCTGAAATACGACCTCCTCGACCGTATCCGGGAAATAGTCGGAGAGCATACGGTTTAGAACGACCTCGACGACGGCGACTTGTCCCTCGAAGCTCTCGCCGCGCGCCTCGTGGTAGACGAGGCAAGCAAGGATATAAACGTCCTCGTCGCTGAAATGGAGCTCCGCGTATCTGTTCTCGGGCTCCGGCTCTACCGTCAGCTCCTCCGGCGTTTCCTCCGCCGCCTCCGGCCTTGCCGGTGCTATGTATGTCAGCGTTTGCCGTTCCGCCGCAAGTGCGCTTGTCCGCTCCGCGACCGGCTCCGGCGCTGTCTCTCGGATGCGGAGCGTCACTATGAGCACCAACGCAAAGAGGAGAGAGGCGAGGAGGGCGGCTTGCATCCGGCGGCGCTGTCTGCGGCGTTTCCGCCGCTCCTGCCTTGTCATGGCCTACCGTCCTCCGGCGTATCCTCTGCGAGTACGATATACTCGCACTCCCGGGCGATTGCCGTCCACCGAACGCCCCACGCACGGGCGGCGGCGTGTACTGCCTCGTATTTGTTCACGCCGTTTACGGTGAGCTCGCCGTATTCCTTGTGACGGACGAGGTATAATTTCATCGTCCCGGCAAAGCGCGGGCGGTATCCCGCCGGTGCTGATTGCTCGTGCTTCATTCTGCTACCCTCCCGTCGATAAGCTGAAAGCTCTCTCGGATAGTCACGGGCTCGCGTCTGCCTACGTCAAACTCGAGGACGCAATATCGCCCGCCGGGATGAACGTAGACGACCGTCCCGGGGATTGCTTTCGGCTTGCCGTCCTTGCCCGGAACGTCGAACGTCGCGGGCTTTACCGTGATGCGGTCGCCGAGCTTAATCATTCTACGACCTCCGGCGCGTCTGCCGCCTCCGTTGGCTTATCCGCCGCCGGAGCCGTCTTATTGTTCGCCGCGCGGAGGAAAGCGTCTCGGAGCATATTCACGAGCGGGGAGGCCGTCGTCGGAGTCGCCGGAGCATCCGCTTTCGGATTGTCCATGTCCGCCCGCTCGACGAAACCGCATAAAATCGCCGCCGAGACTACCTCACCAACGAAGCCGCCGACCTCGCTCTCGGCGAGCGTCTGCGTCCTCGTGCGGACTTTGAAAGCGCCGGTCTTGAAATCAAAGACGACATACGCCCGCTTTCCCTCCGGCGGCTCGATTTTAACCGCCGCCGCGTCCGCGATAACTTCCTCCGGGCTCGGTACGGTATAACCGGCCTTTTTCAGAGTGTCCAGTTGCGCCGCGTCGAGGGCGAACGCCTCGCCGCCGAGTTTCTTTGAATAGAGCTTTTTCATTTGTGCGACCTCCTTAATCGTTCGACTCGCTGATAACGGCGATTTTTGCAAGGGCGGACGTTTGCGCCCATTCCTCGGCGAGAATACGGGAACTCCGCTCGAACTCCTGCGAGAGCGCGGCGAAAGCGTCCTCGTTCCTGTCCTTGACCGCGCTCCACATTTCTTTATGGACTTTCTCAATGTCGGTGTGCATCTGCTTTGTGCGCTCGATGCACTCTTTTAGCTCCGCCCATGCCTCGCGGTCAGAGGCGAAGCCGCGCCCGCGCTCCTCCATTGTGCCGGAGACGGCCTCCGCGACGGCGGCTTGCAAGTTTGCCATAAGCCGGACTCTCGAACTCGTTTCGCTCATTGTGTTATTCCCCCTTTATTTCCCCGCCTCGATAGCTCGGAGCGGACTTTCGTCGCTCATGCCTCGCATGAGAGCACTCATTTTGATAGACTCCTCGAGGCTCATTTCCCGCGGCTCTATGTCTGCGCGTATTGCAAAGATACGGTGCTTTTGAATGTAGGCCGCGAGGAAAGCGTCCTTTTCTTTTTCCCAAAGCCTTTTATAGAAATCGAAAAGATACTCGATTTCCACCTTTTCGGCGGGAGTGCAATCCGCGCCGAGTTGAGTCCTAACCTTGCGCCCGCTCGCGGTATATACGAGCTCGTAGGTGTAGCCGCCCGTGACCTTGTAGACCACTTGCTTGAGGATTTTCTTTTCCTCCCCGCCGTGATATGTGAAGTCGTGGCGGACGCGAGTCTCCTCGTCGAGCTCTGCCTCCGAAATGCCGTATTTCTTCATCATGCGAGCAAGGAGCTTTTCGGCGTTCTCGTCCTCTCCGCCGACTCCGTGCTCGGCAAGCGCGCGGATTTTCTTCAATAATGCCGTTTTATCCATTCTCGCGGCTCCTTTCCAGTTTTGGACACCATGCCGGGATATACGGGTCAAAGCGTTTCACGCCGACGACGCGCCCCTTGCATCTGCCGGGAGCAAAGCACCGATAGGAGATAATGTCTTTCGCCCACGGCTCCGTAACGACGTGCTCGCACCCCTCGCAAGTATTGGAAAAATCGGCGTTCATTTCTCTGCCTCCTCCGCCGGGAGGCCGAGCCACCATAGCGGGCTATCCCGCTCCGGGCGGCGGCAGTCGTCGCAATCCTCCGCCGAGCACGAGGAGCAATAAATCCGGTGGAAAGCATCGTCCCACGGCGTTTCAATCGCCGGGATAGAGCCGAGGAACGCCGCGAGCGTCTCCGGGCTCTCCGTGATTTTCTCGAAAACGTTCATTCCGCCTCCTCCGTTGTTACGGACATGAGCCCGGCGGCGTATTCCTCAATTCTGGACGGATGCAGTCCGTCGTTGATGTATGCAAAGTCTAAATCCGTGTGCGGTCTATTTGTCCAGCATTTGAGCACCTCTTGAGCCCATCGGACGGAGCGCCATTCGAGCCGGTCTTGACGGTAGATAATCGTTACCGCCGTGCAAATCGCTACCGGGACGCGCCCATATTTAGAGATACACTCGCTATACCGTTCGCGCACCGTTGGAGAGGATAGCTCGGCGTTTGCCGCTCTAATCGTCTGCCGAAACGCTTTCCTGTGGTCGGCTCCGCCGTCTCCGTTTGCGATTTTCTTAATATCGCGGATAAAAGTCTTGTCTAATTTCATGGTATGAGTAACCTCCGTTTCTTTATTGAGCCGCTTTCCGACGGCCTCTATTTCGGTACGACCGATTTACTCGAGCCTCCGCTACCGCCGCGCTATACCCTTGACGAAAGCGGGAGTCCGTTTCCCCGGTCTTGCCTCGCTCGAGCTCGCGGTATATGGTCGCTTGGCACTTGCCGACGCGCTCGGCAATCTCGCCCGGCTTTGCGCCCTTTGCGTACATTTCCTCGATAATCCGCCGCTCCTCGAGCTTTAAGCACTCGTATTTCATAGCCTCGCCTCCGTTTCTGCGTAAAAAAATAAGTGCGTCGGAGCTTATTAGCTCTTTCGCACATAATAATAAACTGCACGTCCGCAGATGTCAAGTATTTTGTGCGAAAAAGATAGAATAAATTTTTGAGCGTTCACGCCGCCCGGTCAAACGCTATCTTGAAAGCCTCCGCCGAGGACATAAAGCCGAGGATTTCTCTCGGGTAATCATTGAGCCACGTCTCGACGCGCTTAACCTCCGCCGCCGTCACCTTGTCGAAGTCCGTCCCTTTCGGGAACTGCCGCCGTATCATGCGGTTAATATTCTCGTTCGTGCCGCGCTCACAAGAGCTATACGCATGGCAGTAATAGACCGTCGTCCGCTTTGCATCCTTGCGGCGGGCGCTCCGCTCGATGCCGTCAGCATCCGCGAACTCGGAGCCGTTGTCTACGGTTATCGTTTTGAATATCCGATAGAACGCCGCGCCGTAAATACGCTCGAGGCGGTCTAAAGCCGCGACGACCGTTTCGGTGCGCCCGTCCTTAATGCGGATAATGATTTCCCGCCGCGTTACCCGCTCGGAGAGGACGAGGAGGCGAGCTTTCGTCCGCTTCTTTCCGACGACGGTATCCATTTCCCAATGTCCCGGCTCTTGCCGCTCGTTGATATAATCCGGCCTCTGCTCGATGCTCGTCCCGCTCGATGCGCGAGACTGCTTTTTCCGTATGGTCTTGTGCTTCTTCTTGCGGTCGCCCTTTTCCGGGAGGTCTTGATTTGTGAGCGTGAGGAAAACGCCGTCCTCGACGTACTTATAAATCGTCGCACGGCAAAAGGTTATTCCGAAGTGCTTATATTTTTCCTGCTTGAGTAGAGCGCACACCGCCGCCGGGGAGTAATCCTCGTTCCCAATTTTGTCCTCGATGAACTGCGCGGCGGCATGGTTTTTCCCAATCTTGAGCGGAGCTCCTTTCGCGGAGAGCCCCTCTTGATAGCGCGCCTCGGCTTTTTCCGGGCTATACCGCTCCTCGGTCGTATAATCGGAGTTTAGATGCTCATACGTCCCGCGCTTGAGCTCGCGGTAAACGGTGCTGATATGTACGCCCAGCTCCTCGGCGATTTCCTTTTTCGAGTGTCCATGCTTGAGCATTGTCTCGAGCTTGATACGGCTCGTCCAATTAAGTTGTTTATATGTCCGCTCTCCCATAGCGCGCCCTCCCTCAAGATATAGAAAAAGGGCGGGAAAGTCCCGCCCTCTCGTTACTGCGATAGAAAGTCCTCTATCGCCTTTTTGATAATCTGCGCTTGCGGTATGCCCTCGGCGGCGCATTTTGCCTTGAAAGCCGCCGCGAGCTCTTTCGGCACTCGCGCGGAGATAATATCATACGTTTTATCTATATATCTCTGTTTGACTGCCGTCGAGGTCTTAGTCTTTCTTTTTTCCTCTGCCATTCTGCCGCCTCCTTTTGGCGTTGATGAAAATAGAGATTGCGGATAGGGTAATGCTTACCCCGCACAAAACATAGATAACCGTCGTCATGGTCGTTTGACATTGAGCGCATTTCGTGTTATCCTTGGAGGGCAAGGGGGATTTCTCCCCCTGCCCTTTACTCGGTGAGCTTTTCTATCAGCAGTAGAATAGCAATCACGAGGTTTAGGATTGCGGTAACAAGGTTTAAGTAGCTGTCCGGCTCGGCCTTGTTGCCGCGTTTCTTTTTTCGCTTGCTCAATGCGTTTACCTCCTTTCTGTCTATTATAATAGCATACTGCTCGCAGTATGTCAAGAGCTTTTTCAAAAAAGTGCAAAAAATAATCCCCGGCGAGGAGTCCGGGGATTTACTCTATTCCGAGGAGCCAGAGGGCAGACACGCCGAGGACGCGAGCAAAGACGGGTATCTCGTAATCGGGAATAAACCGCGTCCCGATTTCGATACGGCTTATCGAGTCCCGCTCCATTGTTACGCCCTCGACCTGCACCCGCGCCGCGAGGTCGCTTTGTGAGAGCCGGAGCTTGAGCCGCGCCTCCCGGATGCGCTCGCCGCTTATATTCTTCTTTCCCTCAAAATCGTATATCCGCAAGCTCTCGCCTCCCTGTGTTAATGGTCTGCATTTTTCTTGACTTTAGCACATACGCAACGCATAATTGTGTTAAAGGTCAGCAGACCGAAAAAATAGGAGGGAGTTACTCATACCATGAAAAAGCATATTGTTACTTGCGTGAAGTGCGGGAAGCAGTTCGACGCGAACGAGGGCGGCGCTTATTATCCCGAGTCCCGCCGCTACGTCTGCAAGCATTGTGTCGATAAGCAAAAGGACATTCAAAAAGAGCAAGCGAAAGCTCGCAAGGCCGCAGAGCGCGAGGCCGAGGCCGACGAGCGCGAGCGCGTTACGGGTATGCGGCAATCTAAAGCCGCTATGCTCGTGAAAATCGTTGTCGGCGTTCTGTTCCTGTTCGCCGCCGTCTCGCTCGCCATGCAAGGGAATATCTCCTCTTTCGTGTGCGGGCTCGTTATCGGCGGCGCGCTGGTCGCGTGGGGGCTCGTGCCGTATCTGAAAGTGAAAAGCGGGAGGCGTTGAGCTATGTTTGTCAGTTTCTCGAAGCGCCTAAAGTCAATGAGCGGTTTCCGGCTCGGAGTCGGCCTCCGGCTTACTCGGCGTAATTGCTGGTACTTCCTTTTCGTGCTGGTGCTCGTCGGCTGTTTCTATTTCTGTTGGTATTCCGTGTTGGCTTGCGGATGGATGCTTTACGGCCTGTTCTACGGCCTTTATCTCATGTTCAAGTATGCGGCAATCGGAACAAAAAAGCTATATACGTGCATTAAAGGAAAAATAACGCACATAAAGCACTAAAAGCGTAACAAAAAAGCGGGCGAGGCCATAGAGCCCCGCCCGCTTTTTCTGCACGATTATACGTCGGAAAGATTGCCGAGAGCGCCCGCCGCCTCGAGTGCGCGGTAGATGATGCAAGCGACGGCCTCGCGGGTAATCGGCTGTTGCCATCCGAAATTACCGGCTCCGTCGCCGTTGAAAATGCCCTTGCGCTTGCAGTATTCCGCCGCCTCTTCCGCCCATGCGGAGGGCGTGTCGCCGGTATCGGCGCAAGAGGTCAGTTGCTTTCTTGCCTCGTTAATATCCATGTCGAAATCCTCCTTGTTGTCCGTTTTGGTGTAGTACGCCGGGAGGCCGAAGCCCCGGAGATACTTTCCGTTTACCTCGAGTGTCCGCTCCTTGACGCTATTCGAGAAATTGCCCTCAATGACCTTGAGGACGCGCCCGCTCACGCTGGATACAATGCCCACATGGTCGGCGGCTCCCCGGTCGTCGCCGGAGCCGGAGTCCTGCCAGTCATAGAAAACCACGTCGCCGGGCTGTGGCGTGATGCTCTCGTCCTCCTCCCAGCGGCTCACCGCATGAGAGCGATAGAGGGAAATCATAGCCTCGCACCCGCACTCAAGCGGCATAATGTCCGAGAGTCCGCATTTGATAGCGACGGCGGAGACGAACGTCGCGCACCATGCGTCCGTGTACTTGACGGCGTATCCCCGGGCGAGCGGCTTGTGTGCGTTGTAAAGGTCGATAATTTCCCGGTGAGAGCCGTCCCGCTCGTTCTTCCCGAGCCACGCCCTCGCCGTCGATACGACGAGCTCGCGTACCTGTTGCTCCGTCACGGTTTAGCCCTCCTTTGTGGTCTTTTCTACCGCGTCGCTGATTTTCTGCGTCTGCGTCCCGAAATAGAACGCGATAACGACCGTGTAGACCGTCATAAACTCTTGGCTCGTCTGCCCGGTAATGGCGAGGTACGCGAATACCCCGGAGAGCAAGAGCGTGACGAGGCTCTTTACACTCAAGAGAGCGCCGAGCCGCTTTACGATGATTTCTTTCATTTTGCTACCTCCTTTAGCAATCTCGTTTTGTTGCCGTGTCGTATGTAATTCCGCCGGTCGTGTTCTCGGCCTTGCTCTTATTGAGTGAGAACGAGAGCACGGTAGCGGTCGCGGCCTGTAAAAAGGCGATAAGGGCGGTCAAATACGGGAGCGAGCCGGTGTAGTTGTTGGCTACGGAAATCCGGCAGAGGTCGAGCGTCGTCATGGTCGATTTGTAGTCGATATAGAGGACGGCATAAACGAGGAGCTTTGAAAAGGAGAGATACCCCTTTGCAAAGCTCCATACCTCGAGCGCCCATTTTTTGAACTTCCGCCGCCGCGCCGCGCCTTTGCGGGCGGACATTATCCGTCCTCCCGCACCTCGCGCCCCTCGAGCCTGTCGATACGATGATGTGCCGACTTTGCCGAGCTCTCCACCGCCGACATACGCTCCGCCATGCTGATATAGCGCGCGTCCTGTGCGTCCTGCTTGCGCTCGATACGGTCGATGCCGCCTTTAATGTACCCGATTTCGGTTAGCATCGTGCCGGAGGACTTGCCCTCCTCCTCGCTGTCCTTTTTCGAGTTCCTATGAAAAGCGGCATAGCTTAACACGCCGCCGAGGATAGTCCCGAGGACTCCGATAATCGCTCCTACATAGTCCATTTTTAACCTCCGTTATAATTCGTAATAATCGAGTTTAACGGTCTGCTTTCCCGGCAATACGGGACACCCCCGAACGTGGTAAATCTCCCCGTCAACGATAACGCCCTCGCCCTCCGCCTCCGTGCATACGACATAGAGGCCGGGAGCGTCAAGCCTCACCCACAAGAGAGACTCCCGCCGCGCTATGATTTCGCCGTCGAGCTCGACCGTGTAGACCGCCGCGCTCATTCGGCGACCTTTTTCCAGCCGTCGGGATACGCCTCGGGAGTCCATACGTTGTTATCGAGCAAGGACTCGTAAAGCACGTCGCCCCAATAACCGCGCTCACCCTTGGAGAACGCGAGCCCCGCCGTAATGGTCGCCGGGATAATCCTCGCGCCGTTTTTATAGAGCACGTCCTCCCACAAGCTCGGCGCGGCCTCCGGCGTGTTTTCCGCCGTGTCCCACAAGTCCACCGCCGCCCGCTTGAGCGCACCTTTCCAGTTGATACGAGTCCCGGACTTGACGAGCGCCCCGCCGCCGGTGAGCGCCGGATAAAGCTCGACGGCTGTCGAGCCGTCCTTATCGTCGAGCCCGGCTCCCGCCGCCTTTTCAATCATAGCGCGGAGCTCCCGCGCCCTCTGTACGGTAATCATTCCGCCGCACCCCCTAACAGAATATCGAGAACTTTATCATTCTCGGCAAGCATGAGCGTACCGCTCACGACTTCCACGGAGCCGACCGGCTCGATACCGAGGAGCCCGCCGTCGGCGAGGGCGTAAACGAAGTCCTCGAGATAGGTTGTCGTCTCGTTCGTCTCCTCGTCTGTGCGGTCGATTGCAGTCTTGACGCAAAAGCCCTCGGCCTCCGCCGCGTCACACGGGACATAGCACCCGTTTTCGTGCAAGCGGATATACACGAGGCTATCGGAATAGCCGACGACCTCTCCGCCGCTTCTGATTGCATACATACGTTATCCCTCCATTTTCGGCAGCTCTCCGAGCCGCTTTTTGTAAAACCCCTCGAGCTCCTGCGTGTTCATCGTGCGGAGGAGGTTTTTCCAGTACAGATTTTCCGCTCCCGCCCATTTCTCCGGGTCGAAGTCCGACGCGCCCTCGTGCTTGCCGTAAAAGCGATAGAGGCCGTCGAGCATCTTTTGACGATACGCGCCCTCCGGCGTGTTTGGTCTGAAATGCTCCCATCCGTTTTCAGACGTTGCGGCGCAAATCTTCCGCCCGTCAGCGACAAAGAGAAAGCCGTCCCGCTCCGTTACGGCCGTCCCGAATCGGAGGTTAAAGGCTCCGTCGATGCCCTCGGCCTTAAAGCGCCGATAAACGACATATTCCATAGCTTACCCTCCCTTGAATAATTCACGATAGAGCCGCTCGACGCTCTGCTCCATGTGGTACGAGTGAAATCTTTTCATGTGTCCCCGCCATGACACGAGGGACGTTTCCACGTCCGCCGCCGTCATTCTGCCGGAGTCCACCCAACGCCGGAAAATGCGTAGCTTTTTCCTCATGTGCCGGATACCCTTGTACGTTGCCCGGCGGACGACTTTCCCGTTTGCGCCATATCGAAAGCGCACCTTGACGAATGTAAAGCCGCGCGTGAGCTTGATAATCTGCGTCTTTTTCGGATTGAGGCGGATACCGTGCTCGGCGCATAGCCGCCGGAGCTCCCGGAGGCAAATCTCGAGCTTTTCCTTTGACTCGCTGATGATACACCCGTCGTCCATATAGCGAGCGTAATACTTCATGCCGAGCACGTCTTTGATATAGTGGTCTATCCTGTTCGGCAGGGCGAGCGCGGCAATCTGTGAGACTTGGCTCCCGAGGCCGAGCCCCACGTCGCCGAAGTTCTGAATAAAATATTTCGAGAGCGCGACGAGGCTGTCGTCGATGCCGCTCCGCTCGAACTCTCGAAAAACGGGCTCATGCTGTGCCGTATCGAAATACTTTGAAAAATCGAATACGAGGACGTAGCCCTCCCGCCCGTGTTTTCTGTAATGCTCCGCGAGAAAGTGCGTCACCCGGGATACGGCGAAATCGTACCCTTTGCCGCGCAAGCTCGCTCCGTTGTCGTAAATGAATGACCGGGAGAGCATCGGCACGAGGCAGTAATCGCACAAGCACCGTTGTACGACGCGCTCGGAGATATGGACGCTCCGAATATGCCTCGGCTTTCCCCGCTCCACAATATCGAACTCGTAAAAGCCCTTGGAGCGGTATCTCCCGGCTATCAATTCCTCGTGTGTCTTTGTGACGTTGGCAAGCGAGGCGGCTTTGTATCGCTGTGTGCTCGCTTTCCACCCAACGCCACGGACGGAGGCGCGGTAGCTCTCATAGAGCCGCTCGAATGAGAAAACCGTCTCGAAATCTCCGTACTCCCGGAGCGCGGCGGCTTTCTTTTCCATTCGTGCGGCCTTGCGACGCTGATACCGTGCCTCGCGTCGTTCTGCGCTGTTCATAAAATAAAAATACCTCGTACATTTCTTTCTCGGCGTGTTGTCTAAAATGCGTAACGGCGAGCCATGAAAGCACGGAAAACACGCACTCCGCACCCATGCAAGGAGCGTCCGGCTAACCGTATCGCGGTATATGTTTGTCCGACGGCGCGAGGCCGTCAGAGAGGTTATATTCCCCTTTTATATGGGGACTGCTTTCGCTCCGTGAGGAGTTATTCGGTCTGCCCCGTGTCGATATAAAATCCGGGCGCGAAGCCGAGGGAATAGTTCGCGTTGTTGTTGTTGACTGTCCCGTCGGTGTTCACATTCACGAAATTGTTGGAGTTGCTCGCATTCGGAGAACGGAGCCACCAATTAGCGGCGATACGGAATATAACCTAATCACGCGGAGGATTAAGCTCGCGCCTTATCGCTCCGTTTGATTTTAGAGATTTGCGAGAGTTCGTCCGTAATGAGCTTTACCCACTCTTTGAGGACGTTCGGCGGTATCTTCTCATGGTTGACGGTCAGATACGCGAGGTCGAGTACGTCGAGCATCGAGTTATAATAACCCTGTGCCGTCTCGTAATACTCTTTCCGCCGTTGGATGTTCCGGCGGCGTATCTCCTCGGGCGCTTTCTCGTCAACGTAAATGAGGTTTGCCATCTTTATCATGCGATAAGCCTCTCGCGCCGCGTTGTAGAGCGGCAAGGAAAAATAAAAGGTGTAGCTTTTCGGCAGGATGCGGACGCGGTTGTATGTGAATACATAAATCTCGCGGGCGAGGTTGATATACTCCGCCGGGCTTTCGCCGCGTCTCGATTTTGGTACGGACATTTTCTTTCCTCCTCGCCGACTATGCGCCCATTGAGGGCGCAAGTCTCGATTTCCGAATTATACGCAAAAGCCGGGCGCGAAGCCGAGGGAATAGTTCGCGGAGTTGTTGTCGACTGTCCCGTCGGTGATCACAGTCACGAAAATGGCGGAGTTGCTCGCAATCGGAGAACGGAGCCACCAACGAGCGGCGGTACTCGTGCCGTTGTGCTTGTACTTGATTTTGCTATTCCCGGCGGAATAATAGGCGTACTGCGCTTGTTTGTTCTTCTCGTTCGTGTTTCCGTAGGAAATGCTACCGAAAACCTCGAACTCCGAGAGGAGGAAAAAGTAATCCGTTGTCGCCGTGACGTAGCTCGCCGTCGAGCCGCCGCCGTTTGCCGTATTGTCCGTGTACTTGGTAACGGACTTGAGGACGGCACGGAGCGCCGCCGGAATGACTGCAATAATCGTCCCGGAATAGCTCGAGAGGCTCGTCCCGCAAATCGCGGTACGCATTTGCGAGCTTTTCCACCCGCCGGAGTTCGTGTTACTCGCGTTCATAACGAAATAGCCCGCACCCGGGGACGACCATCCGCTATCCGGGCCATATTGATTATCGCAGAAACACACGTCCGTACCGCCGGAGAGCGCGGTCTTTGCAAGCTGAAAATGGATGCGGTTTGCGCCCTCGACGCTCGCATTATGGTTAAAGCCGATAATGAAAGCGTAGGTCGTGACATTCGAGAGCGAGAGCTTTCCGACCGTGCCGTTAAGCGTGACCGCCTTTCGGTCGCCGATGCTCCAATAGTTCGCGCCCTGTCCCGCGTCGGAAACGGACTTGATAACGCTCCACTCGTTATTGTTGAGCGTAGAGCTCACGAAAGAGAGCGTCAGCGAGTAGGAGGTCGTGCCGGAAACGACATTGACGGAGCCGCTCGTCGTCTGCCCGTTCTTTGTCGCCGTGACCGTGTACGCCCCCGTCTCCGTGACGGTGAAAACCGCTGTCCCGTTGCTCGTCTTTGTGGCGATTGTCGTCCCGCCCTTTTTCAGCGTGACGGATGCGCCGGAGTCTACGTTGACGGTAATCGTCGCGGAAAAGAACGTCAGCGCCACCGCGTAGCTATCGACGACGGAGACGCTTTTCGTGTCGGACGTTTGCCCGTTGAGTGTAGCCTTGACGCTCCATGTACCGGCCTCCGGCAAGGATAGGACGCACGAGCCGCCCGCCGCCGTGCCGTTTACCGTTTTCGAGCCCTTTGTCGCCGTGACCGCCGCTCCGCTCGTAACGGATACCACGAGGGAGAGCTCGACTCCGGGCTTGCTGACTGCGTTTGTTCTACCAATCATTTTTAACTCACCGCCTTAATACAAGTAATGCTCTGCACCGTGATAGCCGCCGTCGGCTTTGTCGCGGCGTAGATTTTGACCGTCCCGCTCCCGGAGAGAGCGACCGGCGCAAAGTTTCCGCTCGCGGCCTCTGTTGCACCGAACACGACTTCGGGAACGTGGCTCGCCGTCACGCCGGAGCAAGCGATAGAGGCGGCATACGGATACGCCGCGTATGTGCTGTCGCTCACCCATGCAGAGGCGGCGACGGACACGGCGGAGAAAATCTTTACCTCGGCGTATCCCGCGTGAGTGTGGGAGGCGTTGGCAAAGTCGCCCGGCTTTTTGCCGCTGTCGGTCAGATTGCCGGAGGAGTCGAGCCCGGCAAAGTGTCCCGCCGTGGCGCTCTTTACTTTGTCCGCCTTGCCTGTGTGGGTATGGTTCGCGTCGGCGAAGTCGCCCGGCTTTTTGCCGCTGTCGGTCGGATTGCCGGAGGAGTCGAGCCCGGCAAAGTTGCCCGCCGTCGGGGAGGCGGCTTTCTCGGCCTTGCCCTCGTTGAGCTTCTTAATATTTTCCTGCATGGCGGTTTGGTCTGCCGCCGTGAAATATCGGGCGATAACGTCGCCCGCCGACCACGCCCGGGCGGTCGTGCCGTTCTGCGCTCGCGTGACGGTGAGCACGTTCCCGTTCTTTGCGGTCATAAGCACCGTTTCCGCCGTGGAGCCGTCCGCTCCAATCGTGAGCAAGTTCGGAGCCTCCGGCAGTACGGAGCCGTCAACGACGTTTACGGTCGTACCCGCCGCCGTCAGCGCGCCGGATAACGAAGTCTCCGGGGAGTTGGCTTGTGCCGGGTACATTGTCACTAATTCGGACATATTCTTTCCTCCTTTTAGTAGTCCCCGCCGCCGCGAGAATTACAGAATGTTTGAGCGAATACCGCGCCCACGATACGACTCATGTTATCGGGGAGTATCTCTATCGAGTGCCACGAGTTACGGCGTATCTTCCCGCTCGAGTCCGTGGCGAGATACTTCACAATGTCGATATTGCTATACGAGGACGGCGCGGGTATCTCTTTGCCGTCTACCTTGATAGTCGCTTTCGAGGCTCGTTGTCCCTCGTAGATGCCGAACTCGATAGCGTGGGTATGGTCTTTTACGGTGTGGGTATGGTCTTTCACCGTATGCGTGTGCGCCCTTACCGTGTGCGTATGGTCGTAGACCTCGTGTGTATGTGCGGAAATCCTGTGCGTGTGCGCCGGATGCGTATGCGCACCCGACCAAATGAACGTCTCGTATCCGTCAACGGTTTTCCCGTCGCTTGTCGTTGCAAGGCGGGCGTGTTGAGAAATGCCGTGGTTATGCACGGCCTGTCCGTTCGTCTCGCTCGGGAGCACGTTCGAGGACTCGAGCGCCGTTCCGCCGGAGGTCTGCCCGCCGCCGGAGGAGGTCGTAGAGCCGCCGCCGGAGCTCGTTGTCTGTCCACCGCCGGAGCTCGTTGTCTGTCCACCGCCGGAGGAGGTCGTTTGTCCACCGCCGCCGCCGATAGCTTTCTCATACGCCCGGAACGCCTCGAACTCGATATTGAGGAGCATTTTGTTAATGCGTACCACCGAGTCGGAGATATAGAGTTGCAGTTTCGCCGGATGCGTTGCGTCGGCGTTATCCGAGAAATTATAGATTTGTTGGTTGGTCGCGCCCTGTGCGTATGTCTCGGAAATGAGGGCGCGGCTCTGCAAGTCGGAAATACTGCCCGCTATATCCTGCGTCTTGTTGGCAATCGTTACCGTGACGTTTCCCGGGTCGCCCTCTGCATCCGCTTTCTCAACGCGGACGATGCGGGTACGGAGGTTAATTCCGTCGGCCTCGTCCACGACGCGGACGACCTCGCCCGGGCGGAACTTTGAGAACTTGTCGCCGGTCAGCCGGTGGAGGTCGATAGCGCCGATTTCATAGCTCACATACGGCTCCTTGAGCCCGGCGAGTATCTGCTCGGCGTATGCCTTGAGGTTTTCCGCCACTTGATACCGCGAGTCTACGAGGATAGTCGAACACAAGCCGTATCGCTCGATGCTTAAAGCGTCCTCGACGTATGGAACGCCGCCGTTCACCGACTCTATCGTCAGTTGGTTTACACCCTCGCCGTATCCGAGCGCATAGACGCGGTTTGCGATACTGGTCGCGTCCGTCGTCTTTTTGATGTTCGTCATATTCTTTGCGTATCGGATTTCGCTTTTGAGTGCCTCCGTCGGCACGGTGAGCGAGAGTGTCCACGGGTAGACGGTCGTATCCCACGACCAAAGGTATTCACTATCGAAGCACTCCGGCACGGCAAAGAGCGCCGCGAGGAGCGTCGAGTTTTCCCAATTATATTCAAAATAGCGTTTGAAATCGCAAGCCCCGAGTTTCCAGTTTTGCCGGGTCTGCCGTGCGAGAATGTAATTGAGAACATCGGCAGTCTTTACGCCGGAGCCGCCGCATTGATGATACTGAAAGAGAACGTCGGAGAGGAGCGTAGCGAGGACGTGCTCGCAATCATAATAGCGAGTCGCTCCGTTGCTCCGCTCCATATCCTCCCCGATGATGCGGAAAAGGTCGATACGCTCGTCTCCGTCGAAAATCTCGACGAAGTTCAGCGGCGTACAATAGGCGTTTTTCGGGTCGTCCGCCGGGAGCGTAAAGGTCGCCGTCCATAGGGAATTAGTCTCGAGGCCGTAGCCGACGGCGAGCGCGTTGTCGAGGTAGGCGAGCCGCTTCATATCGCGGTTGAAAATCTGCGGCTTTGCCATTATAACCACCTATCTTTCCACAAGATTTTAACGTCTGCGGTCGTGCCGCCCTCGACGATAATATCGTTCTCGCCCGGTTGGAGCTTGAAAAATGCGCTATCGTCGCTCACGCGGTCGATGATGTTCGCGCCGTTGAGCGTTACGGTCATGTGCTCCGTGTCGATAATAAGCTCGTCTCCGGCGACCATGTTCACGCCCTCAATTACCATAGTGACGGAGCCGTAGGTCGAAACGCCCGTACCGCTCGCCGTTGCTACGGCCTCCGCAAGCGCGGAGAAAAAGAGAGTGCGGATATAGTCGCCGACGCTCCCGGCCTCCGCCTCCGCAAGCGCGGAGGGGAGGAGGACGCGGACGAACACGCCGGACGCGGTAGCGACCGCCGCCGCCGAGCCGTCGAGGTATCGAATGATTTTCAGCGTCGCCGAGGTATCCGTCTCCGCGTTCGCCGTAGCGAGCCACTCGAACACAATGGACGTTGTTCGGTTGTACGTCGTCTTATTGTACGGAGTGCGGTTATACATTTGCTCGCCTCCTCGTTATGCCAAAGTGCAAACGATAGCCCCCGCCGATACCGTGATAGCGTCGCCGTTGAGTACGTTCTTGCTCCGGGTAAAGGAGCCGTACCAAAGCAAATTGCCCGCCGTCAGCGCGTCATAGATGCCCCAATAGGCCACCGTGCCGAGGTCTGCCGTCAGAGTGCCGAAGTCAACGGGCGCGGAGTTGGAAACCTGTTCTTTACCGGACACGAGGGACGGCGCGCTAAAGTTGATAATCTTTCTCGCGTATCCGCCGCCGGATACCTCCGTACCCGTGCCGGATGCCGTCGGGTCGGTGAGGAAAAGAGCGAGATAGTACGTCCCGCTCCGCAAGGACGTATTCAAGAGAGTGGATGCGTGGACGTTAGATAATGCGCTCATAGTAGAAACCTCCTAATTTTTTAATTTACCTTGAGCCGTGTTATCGTCAGCGTTTGGATATTGCCGCGCGCCGTGATATAGATTAAGCCGTCCGTTTCCTGCGTTCCTCGGACGTTGACCGCCTCCGTGTGAGGCAGAGAGACGGATTTTACGTCCTGCTGATTGTAGCGCAAGGACTCGGCGAACGGCTTACACAAGAAACGTACCTCGCACGTTCCCGTAACGGCGATTTGCTCGATAGAGATACCGCCGACGACCTTTGCGGAGTACGCCTTTTCGGGCTCGTCGTCAAATACGAGCAAGCCCTCGCCGGAGAGCCATTCCGCAACGGTGCGCGCTCGCGTTCTCACGCCCGCGTAATGGTAGCCCTCGCCGACGAAAGCGACGGTACATACGATTTCGCGGTTTTCGTAACCGTCCTCAATGTCGTATGTGCCGCTCTTGCCGGGTATCGTGTATTGCGTTACCCGTTTCGCGGGGAGGAGCGTTCGGTCGGTGGATTTGAACACGACTCCCATATCCCCGCTATGCTTGTTATTGAAAATAAAACCCATGCTCACGCCATAGATACCCCCTTGCTCCGCGTTTTCGATTTCTGCATATTGTAGAGCTCGCGGGAAATCTTCTTTACGTCCGCCTCCTCACGGACGACGAGCTCCGCGATATGAAAATGATTTACGACGTTTGTATCCCCGCCGCCGGATGCCCCCGCACCGCCGCCGCGCCCGGTCAAGTCCGCCGGGACGGATGCGGAGACGGCCTCGACGGTCGCCTTTGCGGAAAAGCCCGTTTCAATTTCCCCGATAGAGCTTTTGAGCTTGTCGTTTACCGCCGCGAGCCCGGAGTCTACCTCGGCGAGCATTTCCTCGCCCATAGCTCCATAGGCTTTTACGGCCTTGCTCTTGTTCTTCTCAATGCCGACGACTGCGCCCTCGACGTTCATTTCGGACACCCACGCCATTTTTGTGCTCGGGGAGTGGATGCCGAAAAAGTCCGTAATGCCGTCCCAAATGGAGGAAATCCACCCGGACACTTTATCCCAAAGCCACCCGG